GCCTGATGGTCTATTAACGGCCAAATAAACACGTATATCACCAGCATCAAATCCATCAGCAAGAACAACTGGTTTAGTAATATACTTGGCCAAACAAGGACCAGCAGTACTGTCAAATTCAGAATTCAAAACAATACTTGCATTCGAAGTTACGTTTGCGGTAGTATTTGCATTTGGATAAGAAATTGTAAAGTCATCCAAATAACCAAAACCTGTTGAAGCAACATTCATGGAAAGAACATTACCTTTTACGCCATCACAAGACATATAAACTGTTGCGCCTTCACCTGTCGATGAATTAATAACAATCGTATTTGAGTTGGCATAACCTGCACCAGGACTGATGATATTAAAATCTTCAGCATTGATTTCAGCGTTATCAATAAAGTTTTCCCAAACGTTTAGGTGTAAACTTTCTAGAGATACGATTGGAGAAATAGTATCTGTGTTGGTTGAGATTTGGTATTTAACAGTAAAGTCACCCTTATCGACCAACTCTTTTCTTCTGGAACCAAGTGTGTACTTACTATCCAAACCACAATCATATTTCATTTGTGGAATCAAACTTCTATATTGAGTTTCTTTGGCACCATTAATTGGTGTTGAAACAAAATAGTAGTTTGATGCAACAGGGAAATCTGAAGCCGGTTTGATTGATGTTTCCAACAATCTAAATTTGTCTATGTAATATGTTTTTGGTGGCTTCTCTGAATCTAAACTAAAGTATGCAGATGTACCAGTAACAAACTTACAACGATTCAACGTAAACATCAAATCTTCGTTTAAGAATGGAACATATTCCATTGAATTTTGTGATTTGTATAAAGTACCAACATATGGGTTTTGTGAAACAGTTTTATTAGCTGTTGTCAATGCACCTTTTTCAGCAACCCACATTAAGTAGTCTGGACTGCTAGACAAAATAACTGCCGCATATAAACCTGGTTTTAAGAATACAGGTGATGGGAATGTAAACTTCGTTGCAGTAGATGCAACATCAACACTTGGTGTAGAAGAAACATTAACTTCACTTGGATATTTTGTCGATACAGATTCTTGATACCAGAAATCTGCTGATGGAGCACCATTAACTGTTGGTCGAATTTGAACAGTAACAGGTAATGTATCATCTTTGGCACTAAAGAATAGATCGATACTTTCAGCAAACAAACCTAATGGATACTTTTCAGGATCAACATAGAATGTTTGTGCTAATGGATCATCCACAGCAGTAGAAATTACATTTGTAACTACTGCTTGATCCACAACTGCAGCCGGTGTTGGATTTTCAGCCGCTGGCGGTGGATTGTAACCAGTACTTGTTAGAACTGAAGATGTTGTTTGACTTGAAAGAACTTTAGATGTAGTTTCACCAGTAAACTTAGATGAAGTAGCAAAGTTATAAACTGTGTCAATTAAATTTGTTTTCTTAAGAGCAACACCAGAAGAAACGTAAGATGTTTCTGTAAATGAAATTGCATCTTTGTCGTAAGTATTATTGAAAGATTCGGTAATACGCAATACACGTTCACCGGTTCTAAATGTTGCTTTAGGTGGATACAAAACACCACCAACATCACCAGTAGATGTGGATTTATTTGAACCTAGAGAATAAGTCCAATTTAAACTTCTCTGTGTTGCTGATGTTGTTTGTTGTATAGTAGCAATTTTTGTTGTTGTATCGTAGGCAATAACGTTGAATGTTGCACCAGATACAGTCGCACCTGAAGTTGCATTTTCTAATATACCTGCCTTTTCATCACTATCTGTTCCAATAGACCTTACCAAATATAGAACATTTGTATTTGCTGAAGCTGCAATGTTAAATGATGGAGCATCAGAAGCCAAAGTAATTGTTGTTGCACCAACAGAACGTGTTACTCCAGATTTGTGTTCTTCCAATGTCTCAATATAACGTAGTGAGTCGGAGTTAACACCTCTCAAATATTTACCTTGCAATGACTGGCCAGATTCGTTGACCAATGACACGTTTCTTCCTACATCAGCATTAACAATTCTAACTGTCTTATAAGTTCCTGAACGAGCTTTATAATTTGTTATGAATGTTGCAGCTTCACCTTGATTATTCGCAATAACTGCTATTTCACCAGGCTGAAAACCATTTGTAGAAAGAGATATAGTTGTTGTAATTCTATTAGGAACAACAACATAATTGTTTACGGAAACACCATCAAAGAAAGCAAAATAATTACTATCTGGTCGTAAAGAGTTACAAACAAAAGAAATTGCTTTTGGCTTTAAGTATGGATTAATTGAAACATCGGTAACATATGTACCAACGTCAACAGTACTTGCAGTTGGCTTTGCAATTTGTTGTAATGTGTATTGAGCACCACTCTTAATGTAAACACTATTTGTGGTAGTTTGTAAATTACCAAAATCTGCGCCTTTTAAATCGTAACCAATACCGCCACTAGTGACTTTAGTGTCGGATGTTTCAGAAGCACTTTCGAACCATTTAGAGTCAATAACTTTTGCAAAAGGATTATTTGCATCGTTTACCCAACCAGGATTCGCATCAGACAAATATCTAAATGCATCATTAATAAAGTTGAATGGGTTTTCGATACCTTGTAAAGAATTTAACGTGACTTTAGCTGTTGAATCTGTATCAGCTTCTGCTGTATACTCTGGGAACAACTTCATGTTACCTCTAAATGCACCATACAATGCACTTGCTACACCTACAGTTTTCGTTGCAGAATCTTGTTGTGCAAATGGTAAAGATGTATAGTCCATCATCAATGAACGTTTATCACCAGAACCAATGGCACGATAAGAACCAGAAGATGCGGCTTCATTCCAAAGCATCTTCACTGTACGCATCAAAGCAGCAGGTTTCAATAAACCATTATCAACCATACAACGATTATCAAAACCAGCATCACCATATGTTGCTTGTACACCATTATCACCAAAATTATCAACTAGAATACCATACTTGGATCTTTCGAGTCCAGTTGCATCTAGGATTTTAGAATCATTGGCATTCTTTTCTAATGTATTCAAAGACACATAATATTCAAGGCCTCGAATTCTAGTGTCAAACGAACTAATATCCTTCATCGTGTAACGTTTATTATTCTTAAAGTCGGCACGAATGTCTTTTACACTTTCCGTGTATGCTGGAACATACATTGTGTATAGGTGTAAGTCCTCTGGACCAACTGGTGGTGCAACTGGAATTACAGCAGGTTTACCACTGATAATAGAAATTTCTTGTGATGGTTTAACAACAACCTGGTCAATCCTTGGTAAATAATATTCAAATGACAATTCTGCTAATGAATCTGGATCAGGATTGACTGCACCGGTTAATGTTGTGCTTGCAACATCTCTTGTTGGTCTAAAATCCAATGCAGCACGAGCTGAAACAATTCTACCATCTTCACGATTGAAGAATTTTGGTAGTTGATTGTATGTCAAATTAGTTGAACCAGTATATGAATCAACAGTAAACAAACCATTATTTTGTGGAGATGGTGCGCTACCGTGATTGAAATATTTGTACTGAATCATCAATGATGAACCAGTTGGTGAACTGTAACCACGCTTCAATCTAATAGAAGCATGGTCGTAGTGTGTTTTTCTGTGGCCATTGTCCAACTCATAATGGTCTGTTACATCGTGTGTTGGATCAGTCAACATTGACATTGTAATGTTGCCAGTATTTGTTTTGGAATCAATGATCTTAACAATTTCATAAACGTCTGCAACTTGCAAACTAACCGGAACACCAGGAGTTTTCAATTGATTCAATGGAAAAGAACCACCAACAGATGAAAAATCATAGTGTGTCACACCAATAGTTGGGAAAACATAACCGCCAGTAATAGCGGTAACCGTACCTGTGTTACCAACATTTAAAGCATCAACGTCATCTAAAATGTATGGAACTCTTGTGTGAAAATAATCGTTCGCAGGGAACAGTGATTTTGTTCTAACTGCACCATTGGTACCATCTTCAGCTTGATTTACTTTAGTTTTGATAATGAAATCACAACGTACAGCAGGAGTATTCAAATCAACTTGAATTGTTGTACTATCAACAGCAACAACAGTAAATAAGTTATTAGCCAAAGATAAGATAGTGTTTCCAGCAATACCTGATGCAGCATTTGTTGCAGAAGTATCAGAACGAACTAAACAAACAATATTTTCTAAAATTGCGGTGTCACCTAAAGTACCACCAGAACCAGCAAATGCGAATGTATCTGTACCAACTGTGGAGATTGTAATTACACCACCACCATCAGACAATTTGTTGGAGTAAACTTTATTAGCAAAGAAATCAAAATTTGTAATTGTTCCTTCTTTTAAAGCTTCAAAAGGAATTGGGAATAACAAACTGTCTTTGTTTTTCTCGGTAATATATGCATCACCTGTAGAATCTCTAGATTCAGCATTAACATCGGCACCCCAAAGCAATGCACCACCAGAACGAATCACCAATGATTCAGCACCACTGAATCCAGATTCAATTGTGAAAGCATTTGCAGCTGGAGTAAATGATAAACTTGAATCTAATCTAATGAAGTTTGAACCAGAAGATTCGATTCGAATTGGAGCCAAATCTCTACCAGCACCATCAGTGATGTGGAAATACATTCCTTGATATGAGTTGGCTTGCAATGTTGTACACCACGCAGTAGGCAATATAACATTTGCTGAGGTGTGGCCACTTGAAGCAAGATTACCAATGATTGGTGTGGTGTTTGCTTCAAATAGATTCAATCTATGAGTGTGTGATGTACCTAATGTTGTAGACGTTGCACCATGATACTTCATGTTGTTGACACGAACAGTACCAATTTTTGTAGAATTGTAATATACTGTACCACTCTTATCGATATATTGTTTTGGTACACAATGAATATCTAAAGTTGGAAATGTAGTAATGTCTAAGTTTGTTGTACCTTGAACATTCTCAACAACAACATAACTAGAATAATTTGTAGGAATATCATAGTCTGATACGTTCGCTGTAGCACGACCACGATAAACACCTAACTTAGTAGGTGCAATAGTTTGAAATTCATGGCCGGCAACATAAGCTTTACCTGGATCCAAAATTACACTGAAATAATTTGGGTCAGCATAATTATTGTTTGCACGATTCGCATATTCTTCTTCCAAAGTCAAAACAAAAGGATCAACTGTGTAATTACCAGACTCATCATAAGTTCTTCTGGCCAAAGTTTTTTCTATTTCACTGTATATTGGGTATTGAACTTCTTTAGTTTTAACACCATCAACAACACGAACAACTTCAAAGAACGCAGATTCATCAGCAGAATCTAATGTGCGTTTTGATAATCGTGTGATGAGTTTTGAACGTGTTGCACCTGGAGCTTGATAGTTAAATGATCCTTGTGCAGGATCCAACAACGAAGAATCATCAATTTCATCATAGATTTCTTGGTCAAATTCAATACCAATTTTATATGATGGCAATACATTAATTGTAGATGTATCATAACCTAAACGATAGAATGTCTCAAGTACCAAGAACTCAGGCAGTACTTTTACAAATTGACCTTTGAAGTAATATATACCTTCTTGGATACTGGCAACATATGAACGACCAACAGCATCCAATGCTTTAGCTTGAGCAAAGATGTTTTGACCATAAATTTTTATCTCATCAGCTTCAACAAACTTCTCACCACTCAAATACTTAACGACCAAGATAGGATTTGTTGTGGTATTGTCAATTGCAATAACTTTTGCACGTACAATTTTAGTTGTGTTATAACCAATAATAGTTTTATTCAACCAGTTTTCCAACACAACATCTTCACCATTATATTGTGTATCTAATTGAATATAGTATGCTCGGTCATCAAGTGAGATTTTACCACCAGTGATTGGACTACCACTCTTAAAGATATGGTTACCAAATTTTTCAATCTGGTTTGCGAGGATTGTTTGAGCTTGAGTTAATTCTCTGGCTTGAACTGCATATCCAGGTCGGAATAAGACACGCATGAAGTTCTTGTCTTCATCGAAGTCATCGAAATATGGGTCGTAGTTGAAAAGAGTTGTCATGTATTCCTCGTTAGAAACTCAATATAAATTTAATTCGGTCGGTTTGATCAGGATCCCTAGTTAAAGGTAACTGATTGATAATCATTAATGTTTTACCGGAATACAAATGTAATTCCGGATCTGCTTTTGAAACACCAACTCGAATCGCACCACTCAAATTACCTTTGATTGTGACGTTTGGCTGAAATGTTCCCAATATATTATTTAAAAATAAGTTATTCGTAAGTTCATCAAACGAAATAACTTGCGCTGAGAATGTGGCAGTATCTAGTGAATCGCCTTGATAAACATACTCATCATTGTTGAAGTCACCAATACCTGGTGACACATTAATTTTTGTGTATACATTATATAGTAGACCAGATGCCAGCGTTGATGTATTGAAAACGTAAGGGTTCTTAACCAATGAAATTTGTCTAAATTCATTTTCTGCTGGAAAATCACCAGATTCACTGCCGTCAAAATCAATATTCAACATAACAGTGTTTGCTGTTAGTTCTTCGACTGGATCATAACCGTGGCCGTTTTGTGGAGCAAGAGAAATTGTGGCTGCAGCACCAGCACCATTACCACCAGTAATATCGGTAAATATTACATTTGCTTTTGTGTAGTTTAAACCACGACTTTGCACAATTACATTTTGAATGCGGCCATTTGATACGTTTGCTTTCAATACAGCACCAGTGCCATCACCATCAACTGAAATAATTGATTGTGTTGAACCATCGACATAATTGTTACCACTGTTGGTAACTTTTACAATATCAATACTTCGGTCCAAAGCAGCTGCACGTACAAACTTATTGTATGTAACTGGCATCCAATCTGCTGTTAAAAATCGTTCTTTTTGTGATGTGTTCAAAGTGTACATATATTTCCACTTATAACCATCAGTAGTTTGGAAGTAAGGTTCTTCTAATGAAGTTGAAGATAAAAATAGTTGTGGTTCATCAGTAGAGTTTGCATTACTGTTGTTATCTAAACACTTGAAGATTTGGTCTTTACTGTTCAATACGTAAAAGTTTGCATTACCAGAATCATAAGCATAGTATATGGTATTTAATGTCCAGTTTCTTCTTGGAACAACATAAGATATATCATTTAACGACATTCTTTTTGCAACAATAGCATTGTCCCAACATTGCACGAAAGAAGGAATAGTTTCTGTTGGTGTTGGAACAACCTCAGTTCCTGCGTTCCAAGGAATTTGTTTACCCAACATTGCAAAAACATAACTCTTTCTGATTTGAGGTAAATAATCATTCGCACCAATATCAAATAGATAGGTGAAATCCTGAGCTAACTCGGTTGAGAAGTTTTTAGTAATTATTGAAGACATGTCTTTATTTATTCAAGTTTTTGGTGAGATGTTGTCACATAGGTAGAATTTGTTGTAAATTTGGTACTTACCAAAATTGTATTTGCGTTGACAAATGTGACTTGTTTTGTGTCATTGAACAAGATACTAATTGTTGCATTATTATTTGATATGCCAAAATTAGTATATGTATAAATTGTATTTGCGTTTATGACTTCAGTTACAGTTGATGTGTTTCCGGTTGATAGTTTAATAACATCATTGGCCTGAACATCGTTAATGAAGTTCGTGGAAGTACCAACAACAACATTGGAAGATACACCTACATTTACAGTACCACTAATTCTACGTTCAACATTTCTCAGTGTCACATAATCACCAACAGAAATGACAGATGCCAGATTAGGTGAAGCACCAGTTGCAACCATATTGTTTGAACCATTGGATACATTGAATGTATTCGATAAAGTTTGCACAGAAATTATTTTGATTGTGCTGTTTGGTCTGGCAGCATTTTTTGGATTGGCACTAACTCTAGTAACAAATGTTTTTGTTCCAACAGGGTGAACAACATCATTCAAGGCTTTCTTAAATTTAACATAATCATTTTCGGTATTGATTACATAAGAGAAATTGTGATATTTCTTAGAATCTTGTAATTTCTTATCTGCACTCAGCTGTCCATCTTCATTCAAGTAAATACCAGGATAACGAATCAAACCATTTTCAAACCCAGCTGTTGCCTTTGCTTTGCCGTCACCATAGTAAGATACATTTACAACATTCGCAGAAACTGTATTATCATCAGATATAATTTGTGATGCAACATTGAGAGAACCACGGTAATTATAAATTCTCATGTGGTTGTTTGATGTGACGTATCTATCAACAAAAGCTGTCCAAGTTGTATTTGTGTTTGATGCACCTTGATAGATTTTTGTATTTGCAACAAAAATTTGGCCTTGTGTTACATTCGAAACAACTAAGTCTGCATTACGTAATGAAATTTGTGGTGCAGAGATGTAATCATAACCATAACTTACAACACGTAATGTTGAAATAGATCCAATTCTAGTTGTTGACAATTCGAGTTCTTCACCATCACCAAGAATTTCTTTGGCAATTAATGTTGCACCTGTACCAAATGCAGTGTTAACAGTTATTGTTGGTAAATGTTCTGCATCATAACCTTCACCACCACGAATATACTCTGGTGCATAACTAATTGTTAAGTTAGCTCTAAATCCAGAACCAGAACCAGTGTTTGATGTAAATGGATTTAATGTTGTAGTTGGACTTGTGATGTATTTGCCAGAATTTGAAACATTAACTGAAGTAACATTACCACTACCATTAACAGCCAAAACAGTTAGCACCGCAGAAGTTCCAGTTCCACCCGTAGCAGTAAATGTGTTACCTACACCATAACCAGTGCCACCTGTGGAAATTGTTACACCAGTTAAAGCACCAATACTTCTTTCGTTGAATTCTACTGATTTAACACCATTGTTTGCGGTGTGAACTTCGATAATTTGTGCGTTTGCACCAAGTCCACGGCCACCAGTCGATGAGAATATTAAATATTCACCTACGTTATAATTTTGGCCACCATTTAAAATTTCAATACGACCTAAAGAACCTAACGCATCAAGATTTTTTCTCAATAGTTTATAAACCATCAAGTTATCAATGTTGTTTTCAAATGGAACATCTAACGTAATTGTTTCGGATGTTACTGCAGTAACTGTTCGTATTTCTTCAAAACGATTCTTTAAAAACAATTTGACTCTTTCACCAACTTCAAAAGTGTCTGTTAAATCTTGTGAAGAATCTCTAAGTATGCGACTGCCTTGAACGGCAGTACATGATGTGATAACCAATAAATCATCAACGTCTTCCAAATACATACTGGAAATATCAACTTCAGGTTTTTGTCTGTAACCACCGCCAGATGACAGAATGTCAACATAAGCAATACTATACAAACCTAAATCTTGATATGTTGTAACTTGGCCAATTGTTTTTGTATTAGATGTATTATCCCATTGATTAATTGACTGTGAATAAACAGTTTCAATTGTAACATCAGAAACATTAACATTTCGTGTATAATTTTCATCAAGTAACGAAATGAATGCCTTGGCTTCTGAACCCAAAAGTCCACCGGCAAAACCACCTTTGAAGTCAATAATCGTTGAGTTTGGTGCAACCGAATCATATCTAAAACCAAAACCACCATTTCTAGTAATAATATTTTTAACAGAACCTTTTAGAACAGTACCAACTGTAGCTAAGGCACCAACCGGATTGGCAGATTGTGGATTTAAACCACCAATAATTGTAACAGGATCACCATCGTAACCTAAATCTGGATCATATCCATTGTAATACAATCCACGATTTATTGGATCAATTTTAATTTCTGATAGAGAACCAATCAAAGTTGCTGTAACTTCAATTTGTGTATTCCCAGTAACGTGTGTTCTAATCGTTTCACCAGTAGTGAATAATTTTGTGATGTTGGAGATATATAACTCAACATATTCAATGCCCAACTGTCGGTCAACAGATTTTATTGCCTTCTCAACGATTGCAGATGCTTTAGATGTTTGACCTATAATTTTTGTTTTTTCAATTTCTAAAATATTTACATCATTGTCGGTTACACGCAAGGCTAGTGGAAGAACCCATTTACCATCAGATGTACGCAACACCTGTTCTTTTGGATAACTGATTGTTATTTCTTCATTGTATAATACACGGAAAAGAAACTTAACAGACTCTGGTGTACCTTTTGAACGATAAAATTCACCAACGATCTTTAAAAACTTAGCCTTGTCGAGCAACAGTTCTTTTGGAAAGAATGGTGCAATCTCTTTTCTAATTTGTTCAATATAAACGTTGTCAGCCAAGTCAACATCTTTGGCATCATCCAATTTTTTGGACTCCAAAACAATGTTTCCGTTCTTTTCCAACCACTCATAGTATCGTTTAATAAATGTTGCAAAAAGTTGATGTTCTTCCCTAATAAATTCAGGAAGTTGACTTTCTACTATACTTGATAGAATTACGTCTGACATTATTTTATTGGTACTATGTTGATAACAATTGTAGTAGAATCATTAACATCAAACGTTAATAATTTATTTTTCTCTGAGTGAATAACTGATTTAGATGGACGAATGTGTACAGACAACTCATCAAAATCGTTGGCTACAGATAGAGGATTAAAATTGTTAATGTAAATTTTACCTTTGGTGTAGTCAATTTGACCCATGACACCATTGTTGTTTTGGTAATTAAGAATTGATTTAACACTCTGATTCGATGTTTCATCTGGTCTGAAGTAAGCAATGCGTAATTGACCATATCTATTCTCAAGCACAGCAGATCCAGTGGCTAATGTTCCGCCACCTCCAGTAATTACAATTGCAGCAGTCGTATAACCAACACCTGGATTTGTAACTGTAATATATGACAAACGACCATTGATAATTGTGGCTTCTGCCTTGGCGCCTTGACCGTCACCTAGAATTGCAACGGTTGGTGTAGATGTATAATTAATACCTGGATTGGTAACAGTAATTGATTCAACACCAGTAAATGATGATGGAACTTCTTCAATAAACGCTGACCTTGTAATTCCGTTTTCATCCAATACTGTGAAGTTTGGACTTGTATAGAAGTTATCGTTTGTTGTACCACGTTGCAGTTCAACACCAAAATCTAAAATATAATTTGATGTTGTTATAAGGTCTGGTCTAAATTTCTTGGCAATAAAAACTTCCAACTCGTTTGAAATGACAGAAATGTCACAAGAGTCAATTGCCGTTTTTAAAGCAGAAGACCTAAAGTATGCATTAAAAGAATTTAGATTAGTATTACAAAAATCTAAAATTGATGTTCTAACCTTAGTTCTTAATGTATTCAAATCCAAAATTGTTTTAGTTGGGTCATAATATACTGTAGAAATCATTTTTAAGTAATTATAGTCAACGTCAACAATTTGTGGTGTAACAGTCATCACACTAATTGGTTTTAGAACATTCTGTAAGAAGAAATCTTTTTCGGTATCTGTAATCTCAAAGCCATCTTTAGGTTTGGCCGAGAT